AGAGTCGTTCGAGTTTGAAGTACTGGTCATGACCCATGAGGATGAGGTTCGGCTCACCACCATTCTTGCGAATGTTCATGATTGCGTTGTCCAAAAGGTTCAACGACAGGTCACGGCCTGTACCAGCGTTGTACTGAACTGAAGCACCTGCATTCCAAGTGCCAGCAGTCCGATCAGCATACGTTAGGTTGTACGCTCGTACACCACCGTTAGCAGTGTAGTTAGCGTGGGACGTACCCCCAACTGCTGCACCGTCTTGCCAGACGATATCATCAATTGAAGTCATACCTGCACGACTGTAAATCGCAGCAACGTCCCCATCCGCTACTGCAACGCCTGCCGTGGCGTGCGTAAGCTCACCTTCAGTCGTATCAATAGCCGTAATTTCTACACCAGTGGTGACAATCCAGTCGTTTGCGGAGGTGTCATAGATCGAAATCTTGTCACCAACCTTGAAGTTCTTAGCCACTGAAGCCGGGACGGTAGTGGTCGTAACAGCAGGAGTGTCACTTACACTAGCAAGGTAAGCAGAACCAGCAAGGAGTTCCTCGTTGATTTCCTTTACGTGGTCAATTTCTGCGTTCTCATGCTCCATCGCAAGAATGTCTCCAGCACCACCCTCAAGGTTGGCGGTGAAGATTGCCTTCACTGCTGCACCAAAGGTCGTACCAACAATTCTCGGGAGGGAGTTGACATTCTCAATATTCGAGATGTCCACGGTCGGCAGAGAACCTGTTTCCGTGATCGGACGAGAACGCCCAGAACCACGGTCGGTCCTTACACGCCAACCAACGCTGTTGCCCCAAACCACACGGGGAAGGGCATTCCAGAATCGAGTCTGGTTGTTTAGTGCGTGCCACACTTTGCGTCCGTATGTGGCATTGAAAATTCCAGTAGCGGAATCAACCGTAAAGTATGACTGCTTCTGCATGAAATCCGGTCCGAAGACGTTCTCAAGCAAACCACGGCCACGCTGCGCCTGACTGAAGTACTGAAATAGAGATGGGTTAGTAGCCATTATCTATATTGCTCCTATAATTACTTTTGGGAAAGGATGCCCGAAAGAGCATCGCCTTCACCGGCCATACTAACCTGCATTTCAGCCATGTCAGCATAACTCATCTTGGTAAGTTGATCGACAACAGCTTCTGGGTCAAACTGGCCGTCAGCGACCTGTTGACCAATTTCTGCTGCTTTCTGAAGATGGTCACCATCATCAGGGAGAATTCGAGACACGGGTCGTCCACCGGCCTCAGCTTCCTTCCATCCGATTTTCCGCATCTGGCTCTCAACGGCCTCAGCAACTGCGGAATCAGTAGAGGTCTGCGCCTTCGTCAGAGCGGTCAGGGCCTTAGCCAGAACACCCATCTGGGCCTTCATGTAAGCCATGTCCATCTGCTGGGGATCGCCGTTTTCCTCTACCTGAGGATATTCATCTGAACCATTCTCTTCCATACCCGGAATCATACCATTCTCTCCTTGTTTCTGTAGGGCAGAGTAGCTAGTACGCTCACCAGCCTCAAGGGGCTGCTGAGTACTTTCAGTTGAATTGTCCACGTTTGCATCTTCCTCAGTATCCGCAGCAGGCGGAGTAGCAGGGCTAGAAACATGTTTTGGATTGTAGCCATCAACTGGCATACCCTGAGCGGAGTCTCCGGTCGGAGCCTCAGCACCCTTAGCGAAACCAAACGCCTGTCCAACCGCCTTTACAATTTCTTTCGTAAATGCGGCCTTAGCAATGACCTCAGCCTCTTCGTTCTCCTCTTCTGACTTCTCTTCATCTTCTTTTGCAAATCGGGCGGCAAGCTGGGCAGACAGGTCGTTAGACTTCTGAAGCTGCTCGGCAATCGCCTCTAGCGCAAGGGTATTCCCCTTTAACAAATCTTGTTCAGCCATTTATTTCCTCCAAAGAGAATTAAACTTCTTCCATATACCTTTCTTCGCTTTGGAGGTTGGACTCGCCGCACTTCCTCCGATGTGCGAAAACACAAAACAAAACCAGTTGTGAAAACAACTGGTTTCGCTTGTCTATTGTTATTATACGTGGAGTTACTACGAAATCATTCGTCTAAAGAGAAAATCTCATCTAAATCAAGTTCTGATAACTTACGATTCTCTATAACTCGTGGTTTTGCTACCTTTTTCATACTAGTGGGGGTGTAGTTTTTATTAATATGTTTGATATTTCGTCGCTTATTAACCTTTCTATCACGGGACTCCCACATTTCTTCGTCATTAAAAGACACTATAATTTCTCCTAAAATTACTTATCGAACCAACCAACTCTCTGCCATACTATTCGAGCTAACCCAATACCCCCTACCGCAACTAGAGTCCAAGCTATAATTTGTAAGGTTATTATACCTTCATCTAAAGCCTGCGAAGCATCCGCTAATAAAGCCCCTAATATAATAAGGGGTATAGGGAAATACTCTTTTAGTATGTTCATTTAGCTCTAGGGGTTCGCTTCTTTAAAATACCTAGCTTACCACCAATACGTCCCCACTCTGGAACAGTTACCTGTCCATCAGCCAAAGCTTCCTTAATGTAAGCCAAAGCTTCAGCCCGTTCTTCCTTGGTGTCTAAGTTGTCAAATATTTGCTGACCTAGAGCCAATAATCCTCTGTATTCCTTTGGTAGTAATTTACTAATAAATCCAATCATATCTCTCTCCTTTACTTTTTATAGATTCCTCTGACGTAAGCATTACGCCGCTGGTTCCCGCCTTTATTGGCAAGCACTATTGGCTCACGCCTCGTGTTATTTATATTATGGGTTTGCATCATCTTAAGCATCTTCGTGGTTTCTCCTCCTGATTTACTATTTAACCAATCGAAGAATCCTCCGAGTTCACTCAAAGCGTCCTCTCCATCCCCAGATATGTCATATGATGGAGGGTCAATTCGGCTACCTCGGTCAGCCATAAAACCAGCCTGCTCCTCTATAACGTCCTCTAAGTAGTTTTGATCAAGGCTGCCAACAGTGTTCTCTAAAAGCCTATTTGCATTATCCATGCTGCCCCCTGTTTCCGCCGTATATTGTTCCAATAATCCACCCTGAGCAGCATCCTCCCAATCCAGTTCAGCTATAGAATATGGGTCATACCCCGGTAGGTGAACATTTCCCTGTCCATCAAATACAGGTGCAGATGGTTCTTGAGCCCCTGTAGATCGAACTCCCTCGGCACCCTCAAATCCCGTGGGTTTTCGTTGAGACTCATCGCCACTAGATGTGATGCCTCTATTATTCGCAAACGCCTTTGCACCGCTTACGGAGGCGTGACTACCTAATTCTGTAACTGTACCATCTGGCCCAACATGACTCATCGAGAATTTGTCTTGTTGCCCCGGCATACCAGTAGTATCTCGATGGGATACTACAAATTCACCACCATCTGATGCAGGTGTTTTGAAAGCAACATCAGCTTCCGATGGTCCTTGAGCCGCAGCCTGTCCCGTGCCGCCTCCATATACTTCCTCAGCCCTAGCCTGTTCGTCTGCCGGGGAGTAGCCAGTAGGTTTCTGATAGTCTTCTAGGGGTCGTTTAGGTAGGGGTGCTGGATGGTCGGGATCATTCTTAGCGTCTTCAATAATGGCAGCAGATTCTTCGGGGGTTGGCTGATTATTCCAAGTTGCCTCACCTGTCGTTTCATCGACTGTAATTGGCGGAAGTCCATAGTTGCGCCTAACCTGTTGAACTGCGTCTTTCCACGTAGAATCCATCTGGTGCCATTTCAGTTCTGGTTCAAATCCGTCATTAAGAGTTGACACCTTCGACGCTACTTCAGCCTTTCTATCGTCGAGAATGGCAGCGGATTCTTCGGGGGTTGGTTGATTACTCCAAGTTGCTTCACCTGTCGTTTCATCGACTGTAATTGGCGGAAGTCCGCCATCCCTTCTAACCTGTTGAATTGCGGCCTGCCATTCCGGTCCCAAATTTGCGAAACCGCCCTCTGGTTCAAATCCTGCATCAAGGGTTGACACCTTACCTTGTACATCCGCTTCATACGAATAAGGCTGGCCCGAAACGTCCAATTCAGGGCCACCTTCCTCAGCCCTAGCCTGTCTTTCGTCACCGGGTACTCCAGCTTCAGCAAACTGATCTTGCAAGCTTGCTTCGACGGTATCAGCCACTACCTGTTCCTGTTCCTCGGTAGTGAGGCCACGGCCCAGTTCGCTTTCTTTAGCGGCTACGGCATTGTTGTAGTATTCGGTCTCCCAAGCCTCATAATAAGGATCATCTATCTGTCCTTGAGCCTCTGCTCCTCGACCAGAAAAGTCATCGCCTACTCCTTGAGCTTCACTCGGGTGTGACCCCGGAGTCCCTAAGTTTTGGCCCCCACCACCCATATCTTCGTAGTATCGACCACCCTTTGGGCCAGTTTGTACTTTAGCACCTTGGGGAGGCTCTTCACCCGGCTTCAAATACATCCTAGCTTTCATTACCCCTGCACCAAAAGGCCCTTCATCAAGCCTTATGCTTTGGGATTTTTTTACAAATTTAGGGAAGAGTTCCGATAGTACCCGCATTAATTACACCCACAATCCTTGGCCTTAGTTAAGTCTAACGTCTGCTCGTCTTCCCCTGCCGTTGTTACCGTAGTGCCACGCTGCCATGTACCTCTAGCTGGAGGGTTGTCAGTCATATCCTGAAGTTCGTTCAGGGCATCGGTCATTTTAGGCCATCCATACTTCTCTCGGATTTTCTTAGTTTCAGCTAAGATTTCTTCGGGAGTATCAAAAATTTCTGATAGAGTTCCTTTATCCGTAGCAAAGGAATCAGATTTCGGGGGGCCGTCCGTGTGCCGCTTGAGTTTTTCCAAAGAAGACTCGGCCTGATTTTCCCTCACGAGTTTCTTCTCCTCAGAAGAACCCTGTACCTTGAACATTTTAATAACCTCCCTTCGGTTAGAATAGTCTGTAATTTCTTCAGCCTTATCTTCATTATACTCTGAAGAAGACTCCAAGCCGGGGGACATACTACCTTGAGTAGTATTATCCATAGAATAGGTTTCTACTAAATCGCCTGCCTTAGGTAAATCTTTATCTGGGTCGAATCCTCCATAAAAAGGATTGTAATTACCTCCGGTATCCGCTCCGTTAGGAACACCTGATCCGGGGCCAGCCTGCTCCTTCTCTAATGTAATTAAGCAACTGCCATCTATACATGTCTTAGAGGTTTCAGACCCATGGGCTTTAAGTAGATTAAAGTGGGCTCCTTGGTTGACTCCTTTTTCACATACGGTAACTTCCGCCAACTCTAATTCAGTTACCTTAGTAACTATAGTGTCTCTACCGTCTTTCCCCCTAGTTAGGGTTTGATCCGTATTTAGAGCAGACCCGGCAATTGAATAACTTCTGATTCGGCCTTCTTTGACCTGCTCACGGACTCGCTCCGCAATTTTAGTATCATTACGCATTTCCGTTATAAAGAATAAATGTTTGCCATTTACTCCACTTTTAAAAATTTGTCCTCCCTTATTTATGTACGCAGGTAAGGCCCACCCAACTTGAACATCCGAATGCAATACCATAGCATTTCGAGTTCGTATATTACCCATAAACTTTTTAAAGGCCTTATCCATAGCCTCCATAGTAATCAGATGCCCTTCCCTATCTACCACTTCTACAGAAGCAGGCCCACCCACAATCATAGGCTCACGATCTTCTAAGATGGCCCCCGCTAATTGAGCATACTCTTTATTCAGCGGGTAGAATCTTGACAGGGTAAGGATTTCTCCGTCAGAGGCAAATCCTGCTGTGAATAATCTTTCATACTCATTGATTGCACCAGTTATACTACCTTTGGTAGTCATACCGGCGGATGGAGCAGCTTTTGATAAATTTAAAAGCTGTCCATCCTCTACATCAGAAAAATCTACGTAAACACTTTTTTCTAAAATTTCCTCTTCAGGAATTTCCTCTTCAGTATTTATCTCTTCTAAT